CTTTATTTTTATTTATCTTTTTCATAAAAAAAGAGGGGTTATTACCCCTCTTTTATCACAAACTAAATCCCGCAAAGGCATTAGTTTCAATATCTTGTTTAATTGCCCCTACCAAATAACTTTCTTTTTCAGTTTCCATTGGAGCTTCTTGCATATTTTTGCTATTCAACCAATGTTCAGTCCAAGGGAGTGGATTGGTTTTAGCTGGAATATCAAACATTGGTTTTAGTCCAATTGATTTCATGCGACGATTAGCAATCCATTCCACATACATCCAAAGAAGTTTATCATTGAGGCCTATCATCGATCCATCCTTGAACAGATATTCTGCCCAACGTTTTTCTTCGTTTACAGTGTTTTCAAACATTTTATAGACATAAGATTCTTCTTCTTTAGCAATTTCTTGCATTTCTGGATCATCACCCTGAGCCCACTTAGTCAGAATTTTTTGAGTAAGTGTAAGATGTTGGTTTTCATCTCTTGCGATGAAAGAGATAATTTTAGCGGATCCTTCCATAAGCTTGAGTTCACCAAACGCAAACGAGCAAGCAAAAGAGACGTAGAATCTGATACCTTCGAGAATATTGACATTGGCAATTGCACGGTAAAGTTTCCTCTTTAATTCGATTCTTTCGGTTTTACCCAAATCAACCCCTTCATTTGCAAACCTCCAAGTGTTGGAAGTTCCATATTGTTGAGCAGAATTGATAAAGTCATCATATGATGATGTCACAGAGGATGCTCTTTCCAAGATCATTTCATCAGTAATGATTTTATCAAATACTACTGAAGGATCTGCATATACATTTTTAATTATATAGGTATATGACCTACTGTGAATCATCTCCATAAATTCCCATACTGTCATTGCTGCCTCCAATTCAGGAAGAGAGCAGTATGGGATAAATGCCATACCAGGTCCACGACCTTGAACACTATCAAGGAGGATCTGATACTTTAGATTGGAAGTGAAGATATGCTTTTGTTCTGGACGAAGTGTAAGGTAGTCAGAACGATCTTTTTGTAAAGAAACCTCCTCAGGTCTCCAAAAGAATCCAAGTTGTTGTTGAGTGAGTTTATCAAATTCAGGATACTTATAAGTATCATATCTTTGAACTCCTAAAGGAGCACCAAAAAACATTGGTTGTTTAAGTGTATCTACTTGATTTGTATTAAAGACTGTCATCCCTTCTACCATTTAATTCTCCTTAGATTGTACAACTATCGCAAGCTTCTTCATCATCACTGTTTAAAATTTCATCAATAAGATTTTGAATTTCATTATTATCTTCTTTAGGTTCATCACTCTTACCATCATATGTATTCTGATAGTAACCAGTCTTATGACCATACTTATATGCCCTCAGAAAATCTTGAGCAATTACACTCATAGGCACTTCATTGTTTGGATAATGCTCTGGATTATAATTCCAATTAGCACTAATTGCCTGATCAAAAAACTTCTGAATTACTGAAACAATATTAAAATAACCATTGTTATTTTTCATGTCCCAAAGCAAAGTGTAATGACTTTTCAAAGTAGTATATTGGGGAACTACTTGTTTGATAGGTCCTTTTTTAGACTTTTTAATGGAAAGATATCCACGAGGAGGTTCAATTCCATTGGTTGCATTTGAAGTCACTGAACTACTTTCAGAAGGCATGATACAGGTAAGAGTAGAATGCCTTAGTCCATCTGTCAAAATATTCTGACGAAGTTCTTCCCAATCGTGCTGAAGTGGATCATTACAAATCTCATCAACATCTTTCTTATAAGTATCAATTGGAAGAATTCCATCTGCATATTTAGTTCTATGGAAATAATCACACTTACCTTTTTCTTTAGCAAGTTGATTTGATGCCTTCAGGAGATAGTATTGAATACTCTCAGAAAGACCATGAACTGCACTCCATGCCTCAGGTTGATCATAATTGTATCCCAATTTAGCAAGATAGTGAGCAAGTCCAATAATACCAACTCCAAGTGTTCTACGTGCCTTTGTAGCAATCTCTGCAGCCTTGATTGGATATTCTTGATACTCAATCAATTCATCAAGAGTTCTGACACAAAGATCACATAACTCTTCCAGTTCTTCATCAGATTTAATTTTTCCAACATTTAGTGCTTTAAGAATACACAATGCAATTTCACCATCTTCATCATCAATATGTTGAATTGGTTTAGTAGGAAGAGTAATCTCACAGCAAAGATTACTCATATTAACCTTATCCTTGAAAGAACTATGAGAATTACAATGATCAATGTTCATCAAATAGATACGACCCGTTTCAGCACGTTCTTTGAGGAGATCAAGAATGAGTTCTTGTGCCTTGACAGTTTTTTTCGGAATGGACGAATCTTTTTCATACTGAATATAGAGGTCGTCAAATAAATCTGTTCCGAAAGAATCATAAAGTCCAGGGACATCATGCGGAGAAAATAATGTAATCTCCTTATTTTGAATGAATCTTTCATAGAAAATTTTAGATAATTGAATATTATAATCTAGTCTACGTACACGATTATCTTCGGTTCCTTTATTGTTTTTTAAAACAATAACTTCTTCAATTTCTTTGTGCCAAATTGGAAAATAAACAGTAGCACTTCCTTGACGTAGACCACCTTGGTGGCATGATTTTAATGAACTTTCAAATTTTTTAAGGAATGGAATTACTCCAGTAGAAACAACTTCACCATTACGAATTTTACTATTAATTGCACGAAGTCTACCAATATTCAAACCAATTCCAGCACGTCCTGCAACGTATTTCATCATTGCACCATCAGATGCAATAATACTATTCAGAGTATCATCAACATCAATCAGAGTACATGATGCAAATTGACGAGTAGGAGTTCTTACTCCTGCCATAATTGGAGTTGGGATATTAATCTTGTGTTTTGAAATAGCATCATAATACTTTCTAACATAAGAAAGACGAGTACTTTGAGGATAATTTGCAAACATTGTTGCCGAAATCATCATATAAGCAAATTGTGGTGTCTCGTAAACTTTCCCAGTACTTCTGTCCTGAACTAGATACTTATCCACAACTTGTCTCAATCCAGCATAGGTGAAGAGATAATCTCTATCATGGTCAATATAATTGCCAAGTTTATTGAGTTCATCTTCAGTATACTTTTCTAAAATCTCTGTATCATACACATTAACTCCCACACACTTTACAATGTGATCAAAGAATGAGGGGTGATCTTTAATTTTTCCGTAAAGTGACTTTCTGAGAGAAAATAGCAAAAGTCTTGCCGCAACAAATTGATAATTTGGATTGTCCAAATCAATTAAATCAGACGCAGATTTGATCAGAATCTCTTGAATTTCTTGTGTAGAAATCCCATCATAAAATTGAATCCCAGATTGCATTTCTACTTGAGATGCAGAAACTCCTGAAAGGTCTCTACATGCCTCCTCAACCATCGTATGAATCTTATTCAGGTCAAGTGGTTCAGTGTGACCTTTTCTCTTCAGTACTTTAGTTCCATTGCTCATACTCTTTTCCATCCGATAAGTTTTGCTTTTGCTTCTAATCCCATAAAAGTGTTTTCTTTTATAATTTCCTCAACAGGAAGTCCTGCTAAGATCATATCATTAATGTCTTTTTCTTTCAAGTCATTTGGCCAAATTACAATATAATGCCCTTGAGAAATAGTTTTTTGCATTCTGTCTACTATTTCTTTATTCCGTTTCTCATTATCATACACAAAAATGTAATCAATATCTTTCCTATCTGGAATTTGAGAAATGTTTACATCTGCACCGACCATAGCAATAGCATTTGGGATAAACATGCTATCAATAGGTCCTTCCACTACATAAACATTTTTTGACCAATCTATTCCATCGAGACCATAAATTTTAGGTATAGAATCATCTAAAATAATTGTTATGTATTTTACTTTTGAATTCTTAGATAAACTTCTACCTTGGAATCCAAAAAATTTCATCATTATAAATGAGAGGAATGATAATTCTAGGTTCATCATATTCCAATGATTTAAAAGTTGGTTTTTGTGTGTTGGTCCATTCTTTAAATTTTTCACAAAAATAAAGTTCACTCAATTTTTTTTCTGGAATTCCTCTTTTCTCTGCGTATTGTCGTGCAAAGTGTTCTTTATTTAGTTTAGACAGTTGAGGAAGATCAAAATATTTTTTTTTAAATACTGGTTTAGATGATTTTTTTTCTACCTTTAATACTGGTTCTTTTTTCTTATTTGTTTTAAATCTATCAATGATATATTGATCATGAATATTTGGATCTATATCTTTTAGGAAATTAACAAACGATGTAGATTTCCCACAATTATGACACTTGTAGTTAAAGGTATTCTTGATAGAATACAAATATCCTCTTGCTTTATTTTTTGTCCTTTTACTATCCCCGCAGTAAAAGCAACGAAAATTATAAAGACTATCTTTTACTCTTTTAAATTTTTGCAGTCTGGTAGATACAAGATCAATATACTTGAAATCAATTAAATCCATTCATATAAAAGTCTGTGACTCACACTCTACTGAAAGATCAAGTTTTTGTCAATTCTTATCTGGAGGTACGTTTTGCTGATGCATATGTCCATCTTTTAACATTTGCATTTCAGGAGGAGTCCACCAACCAGAAGCAAGAGTTGAAAATGCTGTTGCTAATACTGCAAGAACTACTCCAGTTCCAATAGTCATCCATTTAATTTTACTTATTTCATCGACTTTATCTTCCAATTCATTCATTCTTGTAATTACTTTTTCATGCTCTATGGCATTTCTAGCATCTACCTCAGTAATTTTTTGTAAAATCAATGTATCCGATCTTATTGTATTTTCCAATCTTTCATCATGTATAGCCAACATTTTTGAAATGCCTTGACTAGTTTCACTAATTGTTCTTATTGCAGCTTCTAACTTATTCATCATTTGCTCATACACACTGAATTTTTCTTCAAGTACTGCCACTCTAGTATCAAATGGTGCGTTTTGATTGAACACTCGTTTTCCTCCTAAACATGTCTTTATAAAAGAATGGTAATTTTTTATA